TTACGGGGTAATGCCAACCGCTGCCGCCACTTTGTCGCCACTTGGCAGCGTTGCCAGAGGATTGAAACGGAGCGCCGTTTCCAGATGATCCGGTGCCAGATGAGCGTAACGCATAGTCATTTTTATATCGTGATGTCCGAGGATTTTTTGCAAAGCAAGGATATTTCCACCCGACATCATGAAATGCGCCGCAAACGTATGGCGCAGAACGTGTGTCAGTTGACCGCGAGGGAGCACGATTGACGTTTTTTCCATCACGGATAAAAATTGAAAATAGCAGTCTGTGAAGAAATTGAACCCATCAAGCGCCATGATCTCTTCATAAAGCTCTTTACTGATAGGGATGCTTCTGTTTTTCTTCCCCTTCGTTCTTACAAAGGTAATTCGGTATTTAGTCACCTGTGATCGGGTAAGGTTTATTGCTTCTCGCCAGCGTGCGCCTGTGCTTAAGCATATCTTGACTACCAGTGCCAGAATTGGGTCCTGACGTTTGCAATCAGCCAGCAGTTCAACAATCTGCTCATGGGTAAGCCATGCCATCTCTTTTTCTGCGATGGTGAATTTTCGCATGTTCTCCAGTGGGTTTGGATACGACCATTCGCCCAGGCGGGATAGTTCGCTAAAAACACTACTTAGATAGCTTTGCTCCAGGTTAATGGTGACCGGGCTTGCTCCTTTCTTCCATTTCTCGCTGAAGTAGATCTCACCTGTCAGGCGTTTATCTCGATAGTGGGCAAACATTTTAGAGGTGAGATCGGTTGCAAGGGGATTGCCCAGAGCGTCAACCATCAACAGCAATTTATCATAGACATGCTGCCCAGCGGTTAGAGATTTACCATGTAGTTTGAACCATAGCTCAACCACGTCTTTCAGTGTTCGACGATCCACTGATTCTCCCAGCCAGGGCTTTGCTTCGGTTTCTTCCATCGTATGGCGCTCAAAAGCCAGAGCTTCGCCTTTGGTGGCGAATTGTTTACGCACACGACGCCCACTACGTCCGGCGGGGTAACATTCGCAAAGCCATTTTCCTGTGGTGAGTTTTCGTACTGCCATAAAAAATGCCCTCCAATAGAGAGCATTTTTACTGTATGTATAACCAGTGTCAATGTATGAAATCCTGCGACCATACATCTCACTGAAGCCATAATGAAGTTGGCTATTTTTTGCTATGTGAGTATGTGACTTTTGCGGTTAGCCTGCGACTCATTGTTATATTAGGCGCAGATATAAAAGCAAAATTTATCGCGAGTTTTTAGTACAGATTTTTTTTGATTTACTAATAGTTCCATCATTGCAAACGAACTTTCCATCGGAGGTACAGTGAGAGACACCTCCCTTTTTCCCAGAACAAGGATAATTTTTAGCATAGGTAGTTAGTGGGTTTAATAACAAAGAGCATGATAAAACCACAAAAAATACCTTACCAAGCATAGTTTCCTCCCGGTATTACCTAACGTACTTAATTGTTAAACTTATAATTTTCCCAATTATTTCAACATCTTCTATCTTGCACTCGAAGGCTCTGTTTCCACCTTCAACGAAGATTCTTCCACCGGGTAAACGAGTAATGTCGCGGATTGTTATTTCGCCATCAATACTTATTACCCATTTACCGTCACGTATATCATCAAATTCTTTATCACAAATAAATTCAGAATTGTTATCTGTGATGACAAAAGGTTTTTTAAACGTAGAGGGTAGAAATCCCTTATCAAAAATATAAAAACCGTCTTCACGCAAGGCACCATCAGATAATACATATTTAGCAACTTCCATAGTATTTGTATTACCTGAAGTTTGCTTTGAACCATGTCCGGTTGTGAGCCAATTAAGCGAGGTGCCCGTTTCAAGGGCGCACTGGATTACCCATTCTGCTGGGAATGAGTCACGCATGTAGCGTGTGGCGAGTGTACTTTTAGAGATTCCTAAATGATCGCACAACGCCTGTCGAGTTTTGAATCCATAAGCTTCTACCATGCGCTCTATAGCGCCTCGTCCGCCTTTCTCCAAATTCATGGTCACTCCAAGTGAACTTTTATCTTGACGATTTCACTGTGCGATCGTATGTTTATGGTGTTCACAAAATACAAACGATCCGTATTCGTCCTGATTAATCATCATTAAACGAGGAATGTTGCATCATGAGACCTAACATTTCAATCACTCTTACCACGCCTCATGTGACTATTGAACGCTATAGCGAGCTGACAGGGCTGTCCATCGATACCATCAATGACATGTTGGCTGACGGACGCCTTATCCGTCACCGTCTGCGCAAAGATAAAAAACGTGAAAAAGTGATGATCAACATAGCAGCCATGACCGTTGATGCGCTTTCAGAATGCAATCTAAACCTTAATTAGTTCGATTCTGAAATACATCAGAGGCATTGACCATGTTTGATTACCAAGTTTCCAAACATCCACATTTTGATGAAGCCTGTCGTGCATTCGCATTGCGCCACAACCTAGTGCAACTGGCAGAACGTGCAGGCATGAATGTGCAGATTCTGCGGAACAAGCTGAACCCAGCTCAACCTCATTTATTAACCGCACCAGAAATCTGGTTGCTTACCGATCTGACTGAAGATTCAACGCTGGTAGATGGCTTTCTGGCACAGATTCACTGCCTGCCATGTGTACCGATTAATGAGGTGGCAAAAGAGAAACTGCCGCATTACGTCATGAGTGCAACTGCAGAGATAGGGCGTGTCGCGGCAGGTGCGGTTTCTGGCGATGTAAAAACCAGTGCAGGCCGTCGTGATGCGATCAGCAGCATTAACTCTGTTACACGACTGATGGCGCTGGCTGCTGTTTCATTGCAGGCCCGTTTACAGGCTAATCCTGCGATGGCGAGTGCAGTTGATACCGTGACTGGCCTCGGTGCTTCATTCGGTTTGCTGTGAGGTGCTTATGCTGACGAAAGAACCATCATTTGCATCGCTGCTGGTAAAACAAAGTCCGGCAATGCACTACGGTCACGGCTGGATCATGGGTGAGGATGGTAAACGCTGGCATCCGTGCCGTTCACAAGATGAATTGCTGGCAGAACTATCTACGAAAAAACGGGGGAACAAATGGCTATTGAAGGCGCTGCGGCGACTGTTCCATTAAGACCCGGTGAACGCCTGAATGGACTTAATCATATTGCGGAGTTAAGGGCGAAAGTTTTTGGTTTGAATATTGAGTCAGAGCTTGAGCGGTTTATTAAAGATATGCGTGATCCTCGGGATATCAATAATGAACAAAATAAACGGGCACTGGCTGCCATATTCTTTATGGCAAAAATTCCAGCTGAACGTCATAGCATCAGCATTAATGAGCTGACCACTGACGAAAAGCGGGAGTTGATTAAAGCAATGAATCATTTTCGTGCAGTGGTGAGCTTATTTCCCAGACGGCTAACCATGCCGAATTAACCAACTAATGAAATTAATGGCGTAAACCCGCCGGGCATCTCTTTATCTAAATTCAGGAGAATTGCTTATGCGTAATATTGAAACCCTCACGACCAAAACCGGACCGGATGATGCAGGTCTTAATCTTTTACTGACAGAGGCTCGTCTGGAAGAACGCCGGGCAAGGGCTGAAGCAATGGCTGCTCGCCTCGATAGCCTGGCGTGTCATATCACCTCCCGCCAGCTAAACCACGTCGAAGCGGCAGAACTGCTGCGTGTGACTGCTGAAGCAATCCAGAACGAAGCGCAGGAGATCCACTGATGGCTGATGCAATGGATCTCGTACAGCAGCGCGTTGAAGAAGAACGCCAACGCCATATCCGTGCTGCCCGTGCCAAAACGCCGGGCGTGTCCCGCGTGCTTTGCGTTGAGTGTGAAGCGCCAATTCCGCCAGCACGCCGCCGTGCCATTCCGGGTGTGCAGCTTTGCATTACCTGTCAGGAAATCGCAGAGCTGAAAGGCAAACATTACAACGGAGGTGCTGTATGAGCACCATCCTGAAATGGGCAGGAAATAAAACCGCCATAATGTCCGAACTGAAAAAGCATCTTCCTGCTGGCCCGCGACTGGTTGAACCTTTCGCGGGTTCCTGTGCAGTGATGATGGAGACGGATTATCCCAGCTATCTTGTTGCGGATATTAATCCTGATTTAATCAACCTCTATAAAAAGGTTGCTGCTGATTGTGAGGCGTTTATATCTCGTGCCAGAGCTTTATTTGAGGAAGCAAACAGGGAGGTGGCTTATTACAACATAAGGCAGGAGTTTAATTACTCCACTGAAATTACTGATTTCATGAAAGCGGTATATTTCCTGTATCTCAATCGTCACGGTTACCGTGGTTTATGTCGCTATAACAAGAGCGGGCATTTCAACATTCCCTACGGTAATTATAAAAATCCGTATTTCCCTGAAAAAGAAATTCGCGCATTTGCAGAGAAAGCCCAGCGGGCAACGTTTATCTGCGCCAGCTTTGATGAAACGCTGGCGATGTTGAAGGTGGGGGATGTGGTGTATTGCGATCCGCCTTATGACGGTACGTTTTCCGGCTATCACACTGATGGTTTCACTGAAGATGATCAGTATCACCTGGCATCCATTCTTGAACATCGGTCATCAGAAGGACATCCGGTCATTGTTTCTAACAGTAACACGTCTTTGACCCGGTCCCTTTATCGTAATTTCACTCACCACTACATCAGGGCGAAACGCAGCATCGGCGTTGCAGCGGGGGAGGGAAAATTTGCAACAGAGATGATTGCCACTAAATCTGCTAATTGGTTTAGTGCCGATTTTAGTAGAGGACGTGACTCTACTGTTATTTTCGGGGTGCAAGTGTGAAAGAAATGCACCACGGAATTCATCATTTCCATGGGACGCCTGTCTGGGGAAGTGCTGGCGACGTTCATCGTATTGCGGTGAGCGGAGCTGGCGCTTTCGTCTCCTATGTACGACCAGATCAGATTGCGGCGTCCATTCAGCACGCTCAGGTCGTCGGCATTGATAACGGCGCATTTTCTGCATGGGTGCGTGGGCTAAAAATTAACTGGAGTGATTTTTATAAATGGCTCCTGAACTATTACCACCATCCTAAGGTCGCTTTTTTTGTCATTCCTGATGTTGTGGACGGAGGTGAACGTGACAATGATGCCCTGATAAACGAAGTTCCGAAAATGTTCTACGGGAAGGCAACTCCCGTCTGGCATCTGCACGAGTCAATCGATCGGCTTATCGAGCTATGTCGTGAATGGCCTCGTGTCTGCTTTGGATCGTCTGGTGAATATGCGGCTATCAGAACTGCGCACTGGCATCATCGTATGCAGGACGCTTTTGAAGCAATTTATTGCCGACACAATTTCAAAACAGCTGTTCATGGTTTGCGCATGCTTGACGGTCGTGTGTTGGGAAATTACCCACTGGCGACTGCCGACAGTACAAATCTTGCCTGCAATGTCCCCAAATTTAATAGCAAATATCCTGAGCTGACGCGGGCTATTCAGGAGGCTGAGTATTCGCGCAATCTGACGGAAAAGGAGCTGAAAGCTGTCATTCTGAAAAACCGTTGCGCAATTTTAAAAGGTGCAATTGAAGCTGTTCGCCCACCTTCAGTTTCTGATTGGCTGTCGAATGGTTTGCAGCCTTCACAGCTCGAACTGGAGATTGCGTAATGAACTACAGCTATTCCTGGAATGCTGAGAAAAAAGCAATCAATCCTTACGTAGAGACAGAAGAGCAATCTTCAGTTTCTGCGCTTTCAAACCTGATCGCTCTGTACGCTGCCGATAACGAGCAGGAACAGCTGCGCCGCGAGGCACTGAGTGATCAGGTCTGGGAGCGTTATTTCTTTAATGAATCCCGTGATCCTGTCCAGCGCGAAATGGAGCAGGATAAGCTCATTAGTCGGGCAAAGCTGGCGCATGAGCAGCAGCGTTTTAATCCAGATATGGTCATTCTGGCGGACGTCAATGCCCAGCCTTCCCATATCAGCAAGCCGCTGATGCAACGTATTGAATACTTCAGCAGCCTGGGCAGGCCAAAGGCTTATTCCCGCTATTTGCGTGAGACGATTAAGCCATGTCTGGAACGGCTGGAGCATGTACGCGACTGTCAGCTATCCACTTCTTTTCGCTTTATGGCAAGCCATGAAGGGCTGGACGGCCTGCTGATCCTGCCTGAAATGAGTCAGGATCAGGTGAAACGCCTGTCCACCCTGGTAGCTGCGCATATGAGCATGTGCCTTGATGCAGCTTGTGGCGATTTGTATGTCACCGATGACGTTAAGCCAGAAGAAATCCGCAAGACATGGGAAAAGGTGGCAGCGGAAACCCTGCGTCTGGATGTCATCCCGCCTGCGTTTGAGCAACTCCGCCGGAAAAGAAACCGCCGTAAACCCGTGCCCTATGAACTCATTCCGGGTTCGCTGGCGCGTATGTTGTGCGCTGACTGGTGGTACCGGAAATTATGGAAGATGCGTTGCGAATGGCGGGAAGAGCAGTTGCGTGCTGTCTGCCTGGTCAGCAAAAAAGCATCTCCCTATGTCAGCTATGAAGCCGTGATGCATAAACGTGAGCAGCGCCGTAAGTCGCTGGAGTTTTTCCGTTCTCATGAACTGGTGAACGAAGACGGCGACACGCTGGACATGGAGGATGTGGTAAACGCCAGCAGCAGCAACCCGGCGCATCGCCGCAATGAGATGATGGCCTGTGTTAAAGGTCTGGAGCTTATCGCGGAAATGCGCGGTGACTGCGCCGTTTTCTACACCATCACCTGTCCGTCACGTTTCCATTCCACGCTCAATAACGGCAGACCAAACCCGACCTGGACAAACGCGACGGTAAGACAAAGCAGCGATTATCTGGTCGGCATGTTTGCTGCATTTCGTAAGGCGATGCACAAAGCCGGGTTGCGCTGGTATGGCGTGCGGGTGGCTGAGCCGCATCATGACGGCACAGTTCACTGGCACCTGTTGTGTTTCATGCGCAAAAAAGACCGCCGTGCCATCACTGCATTACTGCGTAAGTTTGCCATCCGTGAAGACCGCGAGGAGCTGGGCAATAACACTGGGCCGCGCTTTAAGTCTGAGTTGATTAACCCGCGCAAAGGAACGCCAACAAGCTACATCGCGAAATACATCAGTAAGAACATTGACGGGCGTGGTCTGGCTGGCGAGATCAGCAAGGAAACGGGGAAATCCCTGCGTGATAATGCTGAATACGTTAATGCCTGGGCGTCTCTGCATCGTGTTCAGCAATTCCGTTTCTTTGGCATTCCGGGGCGTCAGGCTTACCGTGAACTGCGATTGCTGGCTGGTCAGGCGGCAAGGCAACAGGGGGACAAAAAAGCAGGTGCGCCGGTACTGGATAACCCACGCCTTGATGCCATCCTGGCTGCTGCTGATGCTGGTTGTTTTGCCACCTACATCATGAAGCAGGGCGGCGTACTGGTTCCCCGCAAATATCACCTCATCAGAACCGCTTATGAAATCAACGAAGAGCCGACCGCCTATGGCGATCACGGCATTCGTATTTATGGCATCTGGTCACCTATTGCAGAGGGCAAGATCTGCACTCATGCCGTGAAGTGGAAAATGGTTCGTAAGGCCGTTGATGTTCAGGAGGCGGCAGCCGACCAGGGCGCTTGCGCCCCTTGGACTCGTGGCAATAACTGTCCCCTTGCTGAAAATTTGAACCAACAAGGGAAAGACAAATCAGCTGATGGGGATACCAGAACGGACATTACCCACATGGATGACAAGGAGTTGCACGATTACCTGCACAGTATGAACAAAAAAGAGCGCCGGGAACTGGCTGCAAGGTTACGCCTGGTGAAACCGAAACGGCGTAGAGACTACAAACAGCGAATTACAGACCATCAACGACAGCAGCTCGTCTATGAACTGAAGTCCAGAGGATTTGATGGCAGCGAGAAAGAGGTCGATTTACTCCTTCGCGGCGGCAGTATTCCGTCAGGAGCAGGCCTGCGTGTCTTCTATCGGAACCAGCGTTTGCAGGAAGATGATAAGTGGCGGAACCTGTATTAATTACGCGGGTTAACAATTCGTGCTCTTAATAATACCAGGCATATCAGGCTGATGAACGTAAAAAAACGTTTTACATCAGTAAGATTATCATATACTGTAAATATAAACAGTGGTTATCTATACAGTATTGTTTGCGGTGTCATAGGAGGAAAGATGCAGGACTATTTTTTGGAGTCTTTGAAGCTCCAGCGCATTGATTTTTTTCTTAAGCTTGTAGCGGCTAGTGAGTGTAGTGATGAAGAGAAGGGGCTGGCCCTGCAGTGGGTTTCTGAATTGACTGATGAACTCATGGCAAAAATCAGAAGCCACGAATACAACCGCTCAATGGATGTCATCAGCTGAGGTGACTTTTATGCGCATTGAAATAATGATCGATAAAGAGCAGAAGATTAGCCAGTCTACCCTGGACGCTCTGGAGTCCGAGCTTTACCGCAACCTGCAACCCATCTATCCCAAGACCGCTATCCGCATCCGTAAAGGGTCGGCAAACGGCGTTGAGCTGAGTGGCTTAAAGCTTGATGAAGACAAAAAGCGGGTGATGGAAATTATGCAACAGGTTTGGGAAGACGACAGCTGGCTGCACTAAGGAACGTTCCTGATGTAAGAACTTGAATCTGACGTCAGCAAGGTTGAACAACGAGAGTAGCGAGGCGTTAGCCATGGGTAAAAAAGACAGTAATCACCAGATTATTTATCGGGGCTAGGTGCTGGAACGTTTAACCCTTGGCGACTGGGTCTTCTTTCAACGCCCAAAGGAGTGTGGCGGAGGTTTTTGGTTGGGCCGCATCTATGAAGACTGCTTCTGGCTTGAGCTGGAATTCCCCGTTTCGCTATATGACGGCCTGGGGTTTTTGATGGAAGTCACTAGGGTAGAGCAGAGAAGTGATGAGGTTGACGCGAATTATCCCCTGTTTGATTAAAAATGTATTAGCTTATAATGGAATACTATTTTTGCAGGTGGGGGCGCAATGGATTTAGTCTTTAAAGTTCTGGCTTCGTTGGGTGGGGTGTCTTTTGTTGCATCTGGCATATTTGTTTGGATCGGGAAAGTTTATTTAGAAAGATATAAGTCGCGGCTAAACAAAGATATTGCTGAATTTCAATCACAACTGAGTGCAACTAATGAAAGAATAAAGGCTAAGTTAGACAATTCTGTTTATGTAACGAAAGCGTATTTTGATAAGGAGTTATCAGCATATAGTCTCATTTGGAATTCGATGTTTGAAACCAGAGAAAGCGTGCTTAAGCTGAGGCCTGCGCTGGATCATGTTGACCCCAACGAACCATTTGAAGAGAGAAAATTTAGAAGGTTGAAAGTTTTTTCTGATGCATTTAACACTTTTGTTACAAGTGTTGAATCTAACAAACCGTTCATCTCACCAGAGGTTTATATAATCTTGGACCGTTTCCGGAAGGAATGCCTTTCAGAGTCAATATCGTTTAAGCATAGCGATCCAGAATTTGACGGGCAAAATTATTGGAAAGAGGCGGAGTTGAACCATACAACCATCATCAAGCTTTTTGATGAGACGTGTGATGCAATTCGAGACAGGATGCACACATTAACTGTGGTTACGTAGGTTTCCAAAAAGTCTCGATGCTCGCTTTGGAGATTGTGCATGTCTATGCCGCATGAATCCGCATGATCGTTTGAGGATCGTTTTAGCTGAGGCCCGCCAGGAGTGGCGGGATTTTGCTTATGTCATGCAGGCGCATGAAAACCGCTACATAAAGCGGGCAGGCGTGGCGGGGATACGAGCGCGCGCAAAACCTGTTGTTTAAGTGGTTTAGATCGGATAATTTATATGTTGTCCACTTGAATTAAAATTATGCAATGTTTTATATCTGATTCATTTATATAAGTTAGGTAAGATAGATGACAGACGAAGAATTAAAAGAACAGCATTCAATTTACGGCTCAGTTGCGGAATTGTTCAGACGAGTTATGGTTGAGCAAATTGATGTTATTTTGTCGGAGAATAAATTGTCTTTAGGGGTTCCAATTGAAAGCCGTGTCAAAACATTAAGTTCTATTATTAATAAGGATAACCGAAAACCTCTAAAGATTGAGTCAATAGTTGACTTGGATGATTATGTTGGAATCCGATTAATAATGCTATTTAAGCGAGATGTTGAAAAGGTTATATCTTGTCTGAAAGAACATTTCATTATTTTGAAGCAAGAGAATAAACTTGATGAACTGGATGAGGATAGATTTGGGTACCAATCTCATCATTATGTAATACAACCTCCAGAAGAATGGCTAAGAGTTCCATCCTTTAGTGATTTTAAAAATATGAAAGTGGAGGTGCAAATACGAACGCTTTCTCAGCATATTTGGGCTGCAGCATCTCATAAACTGCAATACAAAAAAGAGCAAAGTGTTCCACTTCCTCTTAGGCGAGCAATTAATAGAGTATCTGCTTTGCTTGAAGTCGTTGATTTCGAATTTGAAAGAGTGTTATCAGAGCGTGAGGGGTATGTTGAGACAAGCAGACTAGATAGAGGAACTATGCTTGACGTAGAATTGCTGAAAATGATAGCTGCAAGTGAATTACCACCTGATAATAAATCTGATGATGAAAATTATGATGATTTGCTTTCTGAATTAATTAAAAATAAAATTATAACTGTAGGTGAGTGTATTGACGCTTTAAAGAGTGGGCTACCTTCGGCTATTGACGAAGATAAGGCAATGGTTAGAAGAATTATAAGTAATGAAGATGACTATGATGATGAGTCTGAGTTAAAGCGTGCTAGGTTAGGGGTGTTTTTCACTCATGTAGGGTTAATTCGGACTGCGATTGCTAATTCTATGGGGGCTTCTTATATTAGAAATCAGACCGAAGGAATGGATGTTTATGATGATTCAGAAGAATAATTTCATTTTTTGATTACAGACACTTTCACGAAAGTGTCTGTAATAGTATTAATCTAAGTTGTATGGCTGGAAAGTAATGACATTTTCTCCTAGCCATACATTTATCTCGAATAATCTCTTCTGCAGCGGGATCAGTTCATTTCTCACAAAAACTTTACTCGCTTTCTCCACATCCCCAAATCCACCAACATTATTCGGCATAATCCCCATCATTTGCGGCGGCACTCGGTGTGCTGCCATCATGTCGTCCCGGCTCACGTTCTTGATATTCAGAAACTCATCCTTCGCTGCGACTTCTGATAACGGGATAATCTGAAGCCCGTCTTTTTTGCCGTTAGGCGAGTACATAAACAGATTACGGAAGTTGCCTGGACCTTTGGCGCTTTTCATCGCGTTACGGAGGTTGTTTACATCCTCCTGGTTCTGCGCGGCGTCGGTCATGTACATGATGAAGCCTGCATGACTGCCGTTGATGTAATACTTGCGGCGGAACAGCGTGGCGGATTCGTTGAGCAGAGCTGACGGAATGGCAGAAAGGTAACCCGGCAGACCATAAATCTCCTGGTTGATATCCGGCTCCATCAGGTGGAAGACATTACCTTTTGTGAACTGATACGGCTGTGTCGTCAGGCTGTATTGCACAAACCAGTATGTTTCAAGGTCAAGTCCGCGCCGGGTGTATTTTGCCAGTGCAGGTTCCAGCGAAATAACTTCACCAAAGCGGTTCGTGCGTTTCTCCAGGTAGGCGTTACCAAAAACCAGATAGTCCTGCACAAAACGGGTAAATGCCTGCTGGCTGAGAAGGCGATGTGGAATATAGGTACTGCTGATAATGTCACGCTTAACACTGATCGGGGAGCTGTGGTGCACGGCGGCGCGGAAGGTGCGCGCCAGTCCGTCAAAGCTGACGGGCGGCTCATACCAGCGATCCATCTGTACGCATTCCACATAGTCCAGCAGTTCGCGGCGGTCCAGTACAGGAATGGGATCACCAAAGCTGAAAGCCTCCGCAACGGATTTTTTAGTTTCTTCTGCAGTTACGGTTTCGTCTGGCGCGATATGTTCTTTCATCAAAAAATCTCCACAATATTGCTGGTATTGGCGGATTCGCCCTGCAGCGGTTCGTTAAACAGAGCGTGCATCGTTGCCCAGGCCAGATCGGCGTGGCTGGCTTCTTCGCTGCGGCTGGCTTCATAGGTCGGGCGGTTGCCGCTGGCGGTGGTGGCGCGACGGATTGCCATAAATGACTGCGCTATGTCGGTGTGTCCGGCGTCAAACTCCAGACGGCGGTGGCTGATAATGTCGTAGGCCTTGAGTACCAGGGCGTTTTTAACGTTGGGGTTGTAGACAAACTCCCGGACGGCTGGAAAAAACGCTTTCACGTTCTCGTAAACCCCGTGACCGACACCTGTCGAGTCGATGCCGATATAGGTCACGTTGTACTGTTCGGTCAGTTTTTTGATGGCGTCCGCCTGGGCGCGGAAGTCCATCCCGCGCCACTGGTGACGCTCAAGAATGCGAAACTTACCGCCTGGCACGGCTGGCGGTGCCACCACCACGCATCCGGCGCTGTCGCCGTTCTGCGTACCTTTTGCCGGGTCATAACCGATCCACACCTCGCGCCAGCCAAACGGGCGCAGGGCCAGTGCATGAAAGTCGGTCCAGACTTCCCAACTGTCCACCATGCACGCCTGCAGTTCGCTGAGCGGGAACACGGACGCGAGATCGTCCACGAACTCGCACATCAGCAGGTTCTGGTATTCGTCCGGGCTGTACTCCATGCGTAGCTGGTCGAGGTCGAACAGGTTACAGCCGCCGCGCACCGCATCTTCCACGGTGACTATCTGGCGGTATTGCCCGTCTGCGCACAGCAGGCCGGGGGCCAGATTGCTGTGGGACAGGTCGATGTCCACCTTGTCAGCTTTGTTGCGTCCACGGTTGAACAGCGCACCGGACCAGAACGGATAAGCACTGTGGGTCAGGCTGGATGGCGTGGAAAAATAGGTTTGTCGCCATTTTTTGTGAATAGCCATACCGGAAGCCACTTTGCGCAGCTCCTGGAATTTCGGTATCCAGAAATATTCATCCAGATACAGGTTGCCGTGGTAACTCTGGGCCGTGCGGGCATTGGTTCCGAGGAAATACAGTGTGGCCCCGTTGGGAAGCACCATCGGATCGCCTTTCAGCTCCACCTCCACTTCTTTGGCAAAGTCGATGATGTACTGTTTGAAGACGTGGGCCTGTGCCTTACTGGCAGAAAGGAAAATCTGGTTACGTCCGGTAAGCAGAGCGTCAATCAGGGCTTCACGGGCAAAGTAAAAGGTCGCGCCGATCTGGCGTGACTTCAGCAGGTTGCGGATGCGGTTGGTTTTTCCGGCTTCCCACCAGTGGCGCTGGTAGTTGAACATGGAGGAATGGAAGATTTCTTCCAGCTTCTCAATCTGCTCATCGGTGAAAACATTCTTTTCCGGCTGACGGCGTGGGCCTTTGTTGCGGTTGGCGACGTTAGGGTTTAAGTCGGCTTCGTTGCCGCCATTGTTAAACTTGCCGATCCGCGCGTGGCGCTCCGACTGGCGCGCCAGCAGGTCAATCTCTTTGAAATCTTTCCCTTCTTTGTGCTCCTTCATAATGAGCTGGCAGTAGCGTGCGGCGGTGGTGAGCTGCATCTGATCCAGCGGCCCATAGTCACCCCACTTGTCGCGTTTTTTCCAGCTGTGAACGGTTGCAACTTTCTCGCCCAGCATTTCAGCAATGCGGGCGACGCGGTATCCCTGAAAGTACAGCAGCATGGCCTGCCGACGGGGATCGAGATCTGCGGGTGTCAGTGTGGTGTTCATGGCACAAACCTACAGCCTTGAATGAAGGCTTTCCCCGCCTGCGGTTTGTGTGGTTGTCGGTACAAATACCGCGCATTGTTTCACTGCCCCTATCACCGCAACCATAAGGCTCCAGTAAGTTTTTTCTAACGGAGCACGGCTCATGACAGTGAAAGCAAAGCGTTTTCGCATCGGGGTGGAAGGTGCCACCACCGACGGACGCGAAATCCAGCGTGAATGGCTGGAACAGATGGCAGCCAGCTACAACCCGGCGGTGTATACCGCGCTGATTAACCTTGAGCACATCAAGTCTTATCTGCCGGACAGCACCTTTAACCGCTACGGCAAGGTGACGGCGCTGTTTGCTGAAGAAATCACGGAAGGTCCGCTGGCAGGCAAGATGGCGCTGTATGCCGACGTTGAGCCAACGGAGTCCCTGGTGGAACTGGTGAAAAAAGGCCAGAAATTATTCACCTCTATGGAAGTCAGCCCGAAGTTCGCTGATACGGGCAAAGCCTATCTGGTCGGCCTGGCTGCCACTGATGATCCCGCCAGTCTGGGTACGGAAATGCTGACATTCAGCGCCAGTGCAGCCCATAACCCGCTGGCAAACCGCAAGCAGAATCCCGCCAATCTTTTTACCGCTGCAGAGGAAACGGTGATCGAACTGGAAGAAGTCCAGGACGACAAACCGTCCCTGTTTGCCCGCGTCACGGCGCTGTTTACCAAAAAAGAGCAGTCCGATGACGCCCGGTTCTCTGATGTGCATAAGGCCGTGGAGCTGGTCGCCACTGAGCAGCAGAACCTGAGCGCACGCACCGAAAAATCCCTGTCTGAGCAGGAAGAACGCCTGTCTGAGCTGGAGACTGCCCTGCAGGCACAGCAGACCGCCTTTAACGAACTGGTGGACAAGCTGAGTCATGAAGACAGCCGCCAGGACTACCGCCAGCGTGCAACAGGCGGTAACGCCCCCGCTGACACTCTGACCAATTGCTGATGGAGCACAAAACCCGATGAAGAAGAATACCCGCTTTGCTTTTAACGCTTACCTGCAGCAGCTGGCGCGTCTGAACGGTGTGGCAGTTGAAGAACTGTCCAGCAAATTCACTGTGGAGCCGTCTGTGCAGCAGACGCTGGAAGACCAGATCCAGCAGTCCGCCGCCTTCCTGACGCTGATTAACGTCACGCCAGTGACTGAGCAGTCCGGTCAGTTGCTGGGGCTGGGTGTTGGCAGCACCATTGCCGGAACCACTGACACCACCGCGAAAGAGCGTGAGCCTGTCGATCCGACGCTGATGGTCGATGTGGAATATAAATGCGAGCAGACCAACTTTGACACGGTGCTGACCTACGCGAAGCTGGACCTGTGGGCGAAGTTTCAGGATTTCCAGGTGCGTATCCGTGACGCCATCGTGAAACGTCAGGCACTGGACCGCATCATGATCGGCTTTAACGGCGTGAAGCGTGCGAAAACCTCCAACCGTAGTGAAAACCCGTTGCTGCAGGATGTGAACAAAGGCTGGCTGCAAAAAATCCGTGAGGATGCACCGGATCACGTCATGGGCAGCACCACCACGGGCGGTGAAACCACTCCGGGTGCGGTGAAAGTCGGGAAAGGTGGCGAATATGCTAACCTGGACGCCGTGGTGATGGATGCTGTCAATGAACTTATCGATGTGGTCTACCAGGACGATGACGATCTGGTGGTGATTTGCGGTCGTGAACTGCTGTCTGACAAGTATTTCCCGCTGGTCAACAAAGAGCAGGAAAACAGTGAAAAACTGGCTGCCGATATGATCATCAGTCAGAAACGCATGGGCGGCCTGCAGGCCGTGCGTGCGCCATTCTTCCCGCCGAATGCACTGCTGATCACCCGTCTGGATAACCTGTCCATCTACTGGCAGGAAGACACCCGCCGCCGTTCAGTTATCGACAACCCGAAACGTGACCGGATTGAAAACTTTGAATCCGTTAACGAAGCCTATGTGGTTGAGGACTACCGCTGCGCCGCACTGGTGGAAAACATCCAGATTGGCGACTTCAGCGCCGCCGCCGCAGAAACCGGAGCGTAATTCATGAGCCTGAGTCCCGCACGGCAGCATCGCCTGCGCGTTCAGGCTGAACAGGCCGCCCGCGAGGGCGGCAGTGTTCGCCACGCGTCGGGCTATGACCTGATGCTGCTGCAACTGGCGGAAGACCGCCGCCGTCTCAAGGGCGTTCAGTCCACGGTCAAAAAAGCGGAAATCAAAGTGGAGCTGCTGCCGAAGTACGCCGCCTGGGCGGAGGGCGTCTTGGCTGCTGGAGGCGCTCAACAGGATGACGTGCTGATGTACGTGATGCTGTGGCGCATTGATGCCGGAGATTATGCCGGGGCGCTGGAGATCGGGCATCACGCCCTGCGTCATGGCTGGGTGATGCCGCTGGGTAACCGCAATGTGCAGACCGTGCTGGCAGAGGAAATGGCAGACGCGGCGCAGAGCGCAATGCTTGCCGCCACCGGCTTTGATGCCGATCTGTTGCTGCAGACGCTGGAGCTGACAGACGGTCTGGATATGCCGGACCAGTCACGGGCGCGTCTGCATAAAGCGATTGGCGCTGTCCTGAGTGAAAGCAACCCGGCTTCCGCCCTTAATCATCTCAACCATGCGTTACAGCTCGATCCCCGCTGTGGCGTGAAAAAAGACAAACAGCAGCTGGAGCGCAGACTGCGCAATGACAGCCGCTGACAGAACGTGCCCCCGCGCACGGGCGGCACGGGGTGGCGAAAGGCACTGCCACATCAAAACCCCGTCCACCGCCCTCTATTTCAGGAGAAAGCAGCATGAAGTTTGTTGCGCCAGAACAGGCACCGGAACAGGCGGAAATCATTAGAAATACGCCGTTCTGGCCTGATGTGGACCTGTCGGAGTTTCGCAGTGTCATGCGCACTGACGGCACGGTGACGCAGCCGCGTTTAAAGCAGGCTGCCCTGTCGGCAATTTCGGAGGTCAACGCAGAGTTGTATGAGTTTCGCAGACGTCAGCAGATGCTGGGGTATGCGTCGCTGGCTGAGGTTCCGGCGGAACAGCTGGACGGCAAAAGTGAGCGCATTCATCACTATTTCAACGCGGTTTACTGCTGGGCACGCGCCATGCTCAACGAGCGTTATCAGGACTATGACGCCACGGCATCCGGTGTGAAGCGGGGCGAGGAACTGGCGGAAGCAAGCGGTGATTTATGGCGTGACGCCCGCTGGGCCATCAGCCGGGTGCAGGATGCGCCGCACTGCACAGTGGAGCTTATCTGATGAAAGTGCGTGCGTATCAGTATGACACGGTGGACGCGCTTTGCTGGCGTCATTACGGGCGCACGCAGGGTGTCACGGAGCAGGTACTGAAGGCAAATCCGGGGCTTGCCGAATACGGCCCCTTTTTACCTCACGGGCTGCAGGTGGAGCTGCCGGACATACCGACAACCACCACCGTGCAGACCGTCCAGCTATGGGACTGAATTATGACGCTTGAGCGAATCAGCGCCTTTATCACGTATTGCATCGCCGTCGTGCTGGCCTGGCTGGGCGATTTGTCCATCAAGGATGCCTCAACGCTGGGCGGCCTGATGATTGGTGTGCTGATGCTGGCTATCAACTGGTACTACAAACACAAAGCCTACCAGCTTCTGCGCGACGGGCAGATCTCGCGGGAGGACTATGAATCCATCAATCGTTAAACGCTGCCTTGTCGGGACCGTGCTGGCTATTGCTGCCACGCTGCCGGGTTTTCAGCAGCTTCACACCTCCATGGAGGGGCTGAAACTGATTGCTGATTACGAAGGCTGTCGTCTGCAGCCGTATCAGTGCAGCGCGGGTGTCTGGACCGACGGCATTGGTAATACATCGGGCGTCATCCCGGGCAAAACCATTACGGAACGACATGCAGCGGAAGGGCTGATCTCCAACGTGCTGCGTGTGGAGCGGGCGCTGGAAAGGTGTGTGAAGCAACAGCCGCCGCAGAAGGTGTATGACGCTGCAGTGTCGTTTGCCTTCAACGTGGGAACGGGCAATGCCTGCAGTTCCACGCTGGTGAAATTGCTCAATCAGCGGCGCTGGGCGGATGCGTGCCGACAGTTGCCGCGCTGGGTGTATGTAAAAGGTGTGTTTAATCAGGGGCTGGATAACCTGCAACTGACGGAACGTGTGCTGGTCAGCACTGACGGCAGTGTGTCGAGCGTTGAAGCTGTAGCAGAACCCGATGAACCTGAAGAAATGTGGACGGTGAAACGTGGCTGAACTGCAGAAGGTGGACGACTGGCTGAGTGCCTTACTGGCGAATCTGGAACCAGCCACGAGAAGCCGCATGATGCGCCAGCTGGCGCAGGAACTGCGCCGGACACAGCAGCAGAATATCAGGATGCAGCGCAATCCAGATGGCAGCAGTTATGAACCGCGCAGGGTAACAGCACGCAGCAAGAAGGGGCGCATCAAACGTCAGATGTTTGCAAAGCTGCGCACCACAAAATACCTGAAAACTGCCGCCAGCGCCGACTCTGCCAGCGTGCAGTTTGAAGGTAAGGTGCAGCGAATTGCCCGTGTTCACCATTACGGCCTACGTGATCGCGTCAGTCGCAAAGGACCGGAGGTACGGTACGCAGAGCGGCAGTTGTTGGGGAGCAACGATGAGTTAGAGGCCATCACTCATGATATTTTACTTCATTGGTTGTCAGGGTGAGTTATATAAAAGGGTTTCTATAATCACTAAAATTCCAGTTGATATGATGATCGCTGAATTCTGCTTCTTTTAATATGACGAGGCAGTTTAATCGTTTAAATTGTGAGTAAAAATCCTTTAGTGCAAAACTGATTGTTTTAGAGCCTCTTTTCATCGGCATGGTTTGGAATTGACCATTGTGAAATAATGCGTTCCTTAAGCTACAGTAAATATCAAGTGAGATGTCATGATGTTTATTGTTTTGTTGATTTATATTAAACCCATGCTTTTTGAGGTAACGATACATTATTGGCGTAATGTTTGATTTAAAATCATTCTCACGTTCTCGAACTAATGACTCAAGGCCGGAAAAAAGTAAGTAATATGATACATCAAGATAATTTATTGGATTAGAGAAAACCAATACATTTTTATGAAGTATTGTGGTAAATGGTCGATCTCTAGCAATGATGATCTTATTTATAGCAAGTTCAATAAAGTAGCGTCTTGAGTTTTTGGAAAAGCAATCTTCAAGAATGATTTCTCCTGAACTTGATAAGTTAATATTAGGAGTTATAAAGAGAGGGAAATCTATGGGTAAGTCAAATTTATGAGTCTTATTATTTAGTTGGTGTCTGATAAATACTGCTCTCTGTTCTATAAAACTCAAAATTTTCTCTAGATGAAATATGATATCATCTGTTTCGCTCTTGTCTATGATGTCAAGTTCAAGGAGCGCAGTAAGATATAATTTTTCCTTGTCTTGTCTATATTTTTTTAATTTAAAAAAACTGGTTTCTATTGGATACATTGTCCCGAATGAAAAGTGAGTTATCTTTGTTAGAGTAAAGCCGTAAATACCAACAGTAAACATTCAATCTCCATTTTGTATCTTCATTCATACAAATTTCTTCGCAATGATAGGACATTCTAATGTGAGACACTTTAGAAATGAACGCACAATTAACCGAAATCATGCGCCTTATCACCAACCTGATCCGCACAGGGGTAGTCACCGAAGTGGACAGGGAAAACTGGCTTTGCCGGGTGAAAACGGGCGAGCTTGAAACCAACTGGATCAGTTGGCTGACGCTGCGTGCCGGGAATGCCCGCACATGGTGGCGACCATCGGAAGGTGAGCAGGTGGTGCTGCTGAGTCTGGGCGGCAATCTGGAAACCGCCTTTGCGTTACCCGCCATCTATTCGAATCAGTTTGCGCCACCGTCGACGTCGGCGGACGCCTGCGTGACAGAACATCCTGACGGTGGCCGGTTTGAATACGAACCCGCCACCGGGCGCTGGTATGTCAGGGGCATCAAATCAATGGTCATTGAGGCCGCTGACAACATCACCATGAAAACCAGTGAGTTTGTGCTGGAGGCTGACCGCACGCGTATTAACAGCGAAGTAGTGATGAATGGTGGTGTTACCCAGGGCGGCGGTGCAATGAGTTCTAACGGAATTGTGGTTGATGCACATCAGCATACTGGCGTCCTGAAAGGCGGCGACACAACCGGAGGCCCGGTATGACGCTTTATAGCGGGATGAACAATACCAGCGGTAAAGCCATTACTGATATTGACCATCTGCGCCAGTCGGTGCGGGACATTCTGCTGACGCCGCAGGGTAGCCGCATTGCTCGCCGTGAATATGGTTCCCTGCTGTCGGCACTGATAGACCAGCCACAAAATCCGGCGTTACGCCTGCAGGTCATGTCGGCAGTGTATGTGGCGCTGAGTCGCTGGGAGCCACGGCTGACGCTGGATTCCATCACCATCAACAGCAATTTTGACGGTTCAATGGTGGTGGAGCTGACCGGGCGGCGGAATAACGGCGTGCCTGTGTCCCTTTCCGTATCAACAGGAGCAGAGAATGGCAGTGATTGACCTTTCGCAGTTACCTGCGCCGCAGATTGTGGATGTGCCGGACTTTGAGACGCTGCTTGCCGAACGCAAGGCAGAATTTGTAGCGCTTCATCCGAAAGATGAGCAGGAAGCAGTGATGCGTACGCTGGAACTGGAATCTGAACCCGTTACCAAATTGTTGCAGGAGAACGCTTATCGTGAGTTGCTCCTGCGCCAGCGCATTAACGAAGCCGCGCAGGCGGTGATGGTGGCTTATGCCATAGGGAGCGATCTGGACCAGCTCGCTGCCAATTACAACGTGAAACGCCTGACGGTGACGCCTGCTGATAATGACGCTGTGCCACCCGTTGCTGCTGTGATGGAAAGCGATGAAGCGTTACGCCTGCGTGTGCCTGCGGCTTTTGAAGGGCTTTCGGTTGCGGGGCCAACCGCAGCTTATGAATTTCATGCCCGAAGCGCCGACGGTCGGGTGGCGGATGCCAGTGCAACCAGCCCGGCACCTGCAGAGGTGGTACTGACTGTCCTTAGCCGCGAAGGCGACGGAACAGCAGAAAAAGACCTGCTGGATGTGGTGGAGAACGCCCTGAACAGTGAGAACGTCCGCCCGGTGGCTGACCGTCTGACGGTTCGCAGCGCAGAAATCATCCCGTACCGCGTGGAAGCCACCATTTTTCTCTATCCGGGACCGGAAGCAGAGCCGGTAATGGCAGCGGCAAAAGCCAGTCTGCAGAAGTACATCGCCAGTCAGACGCGTCTTGGCCGGGATATTCGCCGTAGCGCCATCTTTGCCGCCCTGCATGTTGAGGGTGTGCAGCGTGTGGAGCTGGCTTCGCCGCTGGCGGATGTGGTCCTGAACAAAACACAGGCGGCATCATGTACGCAGTGGAGCGTAACCAACGGAGGAACGGATGAATAGTCTGCTGCCACCGGGTTCAACTTCACTGGAGCGCCGACTGGCGCAAACCTGCAGCGGGATTACTGATCTGCAGGTGCCGCTGCGTGACTTGTGGAATCCGGCAACCTGTCCGGTCAGTTTCCTGCCTTATCTCGCCTGGGCGTTCTCTGTGGATCGCTGGGACGAGAGCTGGACAGAAAGCGTCAAGCGCCAGGTGGTGAAGGATGCTTTTTATATTCATCAGCATAAAGGGACCACCAGTGCCGTGCGGCGGGTGGTGGAGCCGTTCGGCTTCCTGATCCGCATTATTGAGTGGTGGCATACCGGAGAAACACCGGGCACGTTTCGTCTGGATATCGGCGTGCAGGACCAGGGCATCACTGAAGATACCTATCTGGAACTTGAGCGACTGATAAGCGATGCCAAACCATGTAGCCGCCACATGATCGGCATGTCCATCAACCTGCAGACCAGCGGTCCATATTGGGTGGGGGCTGCAAGCTATCTTGGCGAAGAAATCACGATCTATCCGTATATCAACGAAACAATTATTTCTGGCGGCACCGCGCATGAAGGCGGGGCGGTCCATGTTATTGACACAATGAGAGTGAATCCATGAGCACAAAATTTTATACCCTGCTGACGGATATTGGCGCGGCGAAACTTGCCAGCGCCGCCGCGCTCGGTGTGCCTTTAAAAATTACCCATATGGCGGTAGGCGATGGCGGCGGAACATTGCCAACGCCGGACGCAAAGCAGACAGCATTAGTAAATGAGAAACGCCGGGCTGCGCTGAATATGCTGTACATCGACCCGCAGAACAGCAGCCAGATTATTGCTGAACAGGTGATCCCTGAAAACGAGGGCGGTTGGTGGATACGTGAAGTGGGCCTGTTTGATGAGTCCGGGGCATTGATTGCTGTGGGCAACTGCCCGGAAAGCTATAAGCCGCAACTGGCTGAAGGCAGCGGGCGCACCCAGACCGTGCGCATGGTGCTGATTACCAGCAGTACGGACAATATCACCCTGAAAATCGACCCTGCTGTAGTGCTGGCAACCCGTAAATACGTGGATGATGAAGTCCTGGAATTAAAGCTGTATGTGGATGACCAGATGAGAAACCACATTGCCGCACAAGATCCTCATACCCAGTATGCGCAGAAACATAATCCGACATTTACCGGAGAACCAAAAGCGCCGACGCCTGCAGCAGGAAATAACACCACGCGGATTGCGACCACTGAGTTTGTTCAGGCCGCTATTACTGCTCTGATTAACGGTGCGCCAGCCACGCTGGACACACTGAAAGAAATTGCCGCAGCCATTAACAATGACCCGAAATTCAGTACCACCATTAACAATGCGCTGGCACTAAAAGCACCGCTGTCGAGTCCGGCACTCACC